GTCATCACCTTTATACACTTCATAGTCGTACTCCGTCAATGGAATGCCACCATATCCATTGGCATCATTATAGCCTAATGCAGTTTTGTTTTTAAAAGTATATGGAACGTCAGAGTTAAAGCTGAATGGTATTTTTATGGAGTCTATGTTTGTGGTGTCATAGTAATCCACGCCAATAGCAATTTCTTGATTGGGAAATAAATCAAGGAACTGATTGTTTACTCTTAGTCTGTAGCTCATACCTATAAATTACAGCTTGCTTGACGATAGGTTAAAGCTTACTGTACTTTTGAATTTGTTATTAAACACTTCAAAGGTAGCGTCATTGATACTCACCTTGTATGCTTTGGGGCTTCCGTTGGTGCAGCTGTCTATTAGAAAGATAGTGTCTGCCATCAGTGCATCTTTGCCACTCCAAAAGTTTCTTCTTAGGTTGTCCAAAATAACAGTATGAGATATCTTTTTTGAATAAGCAATCATAAGGTCGGAGTAGTGTGACTTTTCCGTTTGAGTGCTTACCTTAAAAGTGTTTGCAAAATCAACTGTCAAATCAGAATACAGGTCCGTACTGTATATCTGTACCACATAAGACTCTCCGAAATTTTTAGCAAACGCATAAAAGTTCTTGTCGATTGTACCTCCTATTGATATTGGGTAGTCCCCAGTTACCATCCCGGGGCCTGAGCCAGTAACATAAAACACACCAAAGTCCGTTAGGTCTGCTGAGTTGAAAATTACCGCTACGTCACCAGCGGAAGGGATAAAGGTGGGTGGCTCTTCAGCTTCGTAGGTAATGGAAGCGACTCCGTTATTTTCACTATAGGCTAACAATGCACCCCCAGAGCCTACAATTACACCACCGGGAGCTCCAGCCGGGACACCATTGTCATATAATATATCTATAGCCATTATAATTGAGAGTTGCGTTCTTGGATTCTACGAGCGTTTTCATCAGAGCGTAAGTCTGTTGCTGACACAAACGAACGAACTGGTTTATCTAATTTACCAACCATTGAAATGTTTGATGAAGCAATGGCCTCTAACAACTCAATTTGACGTGTCACCGCTTGCGCTGGGTCTTTAACAATACCTCCAGTAGCAAACTTATAATTAGAATTTCCTTTTCCATTAATTTGGTCAAGTAATGATTTGTACTTCTGCGTTGCTCTTTTGTTGACAATGTATTCGCCACCCTCCATCTCATAGCCACCTTGACCACGAACAGAAAAAGGAACACCACCTTCAGCGTGTGATGGCCCGTTTACAATACCACCCTCAGCAAAGCGAGTAGGAACAAACTGCCTAGTATTAATCGCCCTTAATTCGGTGATATATCCAGCCGTTGCGAATCCAGCAGTTATGGAACTTTTGATTGCAAGAGCGACTGGGTTTGCCTCACCACCTTTAATTAATTCTGGAACGATTGAACCCAACGCAGACAAATAGTCAAGAAGTGCAGATTGACGCTCACGTTTCTGTTCCGCATCAAAAATCTGTTTTTCAATTCTGTTTATAGATTGAGCTTCTTTCTTTCTGTTTTTCTCTACCTGTGCTCGGTATTCCGTTTCAGATATTAATTGATTTTCAAGTCGAGCCTTAAGGATATCATCTTCAACGTCTGCCTGATTTTGAATCAGTTGTTTCTGAGCCTCAAGTCTGTTTCTAGTGTTCTCAAGAGCTATCTCATTGAATCGGTCAATAGCTTCAATAGAAGTATCAAGAGCCTGATTGAGTGAGTCAACTAGGATTTCTTTCCAAAAACCTCCCCAATCAAAATCTGGTTTGGAGCCTTCCTGCTTTGCTTTATCAATCAGCTGTTGAATTACTTCAAAAGCAATTTTTCCCGCGTCGGTGCTTTTGTCAAGTCCATTAGCAATCGTTTGAAGCTCTTCAGATAAGCTGTTGGTTATTCCATCAAGAGCATCAAAATACTCCTTTGTTTTACCAGCGTTCTCTCCAAATTTATCATTTAGTTCCTGTACTTGTGTTTTATAGGTATCAAGAATACCCCTTGACTTATCTATCGCAATGTTTGCTTTATCTAAGAACGTTGTTTGAAATTGTCCAGACAGGTCTCCGAGCACTTTTCCAACATCACCCACAGAGTCATCTAAATCATCAACAAGGTTTGGAAACTCTTTACCAAAGTCATTTACCGCTTTACTAGCATCATCATACAGTGGGCCAAGCTTTTCTAGTTGGTCGTCAATTAAACCAACAGCTTTTTCATTTGACTTACCAATTTCGACAGCAAGTTCGTTTTCAATTTCAGCTCTTTTCTCAACACTAATACTTTGGTCTTCGAGAATAAGCTTAGTCTTCTCCTTGGCTAATGATATTTCCTCATCGGCTTGGTCCTTGATTCGCTTAAGCTCTTCCTTGATATTATCCCTGCGGTCCTTTATTGCATCAACATCAGCTTTGGCTCGGTCCTCACGGGCTTTCTTTTCCGCTTCGCTTCTTTTTTTATTTACTGCTGCTTGTTCATCGCTTATGCCACCAAACTCAGATAGCGCTTGGATTGCCTTTTCATACCCGCTTACCTCTCCGGTGATATTTAAAATCTTTTCCTTATCCGCAAGTATTCCCTTTTCAGATTCCTCGTTAAGCCTTTCTTGAGCTTTAACTATCTTATCCCTAATTTCAAGCTCTAGTTTTTGAGAAGCTAGATTAGCGGCCTCGGGGTCAGTGGCCTGAAGGCTAGATATCCTCTTTATGCGGGCCTCAAATTCCTTGTAGGTTGCGAGTCTTGCGTTTTCAATTTTTGTTGCCTTTTGAGATTCTTCGGCCTGACCACGAATTATTTCCTGAAAACCCTTGAAGCCTATAAAAGAATCCTGAAGTTCATCGGAACTCATAGTAGTGTTCTTTAATGCGGCATTTACTGCTAAAGTTTGTTCCCTTGTAAGTTTAAGACTTTTCAGATATCTATTGAGAAATTGCTCATTTTGTCCAAATTTAGAAAGCGCCTCTTGCGATTGAGAAAGTGTGAGTCCAGCTTTACCCAGATTTTCAAAAACAGTTATAAATTCATCCCCGGGTGCGTTTCTCTTTAATATATCAAAAGTTGTTTTAAGAACAGATGATGAATTAATTACTCCAGCTGACAACTCCTTAAGCTCTTCTCTAGCTATTTTAGCGCCAGAGGTAGTAGACAGCGTTTCATCTAGGAGCCTATAACCCCTAATAAGCTTTTCAGCTTGAGGAAAAATAAATCCAATTGTTTCAGTAAAAAGCTCCGAGCTTGTTATTGCAGCACCTATTGATATTTTTAAATCCTCATAAGAACTTTTTAATATGTCAATACTTCCGGCGGTTGTTGACATCTGAGCAGCAGAAGCCTTTAGTGATGAGGTCAGCCTAGTAGACTCATCCGCGGCTTCCTTAAACGCATCCAAGTTTCTTAGGATTGTTATCAATTGCGCGGCGGCTGTTTTTCCAACAAGTTCATTTGCTTCAGCAAGACTGATGTTTTGTTTTGCTAGATTTTCAAGTGTTACTGTAAGGTCTTCTCCGGGTTTTTTAATATCAATGAAGATTTTACGAAGACCAGTACCAATCCTTGAAGCGGTAAATCCGTTGTCTGATAAAACCTGAAGAAACGATGCTGTTTCACTCAATGATAAACCAACTTGGTCTGCAAGCGGTCCAACATATTGCATTGCAGTGGTAAAACTACTAAGCGATAATGCGGAGTCATTAATTGCCGAAACAAGTATTTGAGCGGTTGACGCGGTTTCTGCCGAAGAAAGTCCAAATTGATTATTTACTTTGAACACGGCTTCACCAACTTCTGATAGGCTTGCCCCAATTGCTTGTGCGGCTGTTGCAATTGGTAGGATAAGATTTGGAATTTCACTGGATTTTGCTCCAAGCTTCGCGAGTTCAATAGCTAGTGATGCAACTTCATCTGAAGTAAACCTTGTTTGAATTGCAGTCTCCCTGATTGCAGCGGTCATAGCAACAGTCTGTTCCGAGGTGGAGCCCGTTACAGCCCTAAGTTTGCCAATAGAGTCCTCAAACTTAATAAATGCTGTTATTGAGCCCAATATTACATCTTTCACTGCAGAAGAAACTAGCGAAAGAAGTTGGTATGCCCCTACGAACTTTAAAACACTTCCTATTGCCCTGCCTATTGATTGACCAGAGAATGCTGACTTTAGGCCATCGCCAAATCCCTTTGTGGATGTAGTTGCCTTTTCCTCAGCTACGCGAGTCTTGTTTACTGCCGCGGTAAGTTTTTCGTGGATTGCTGCCGCCCTAGTTAGGTTTCCACTTGTAATCTTTCTCTGTTCGTCAGTTACATTAAGCTGCTTACCATAGCGAGCCGTAGCGTTTGAAACGCTTACAACCTTCTTGCTCAAAGAATCAATATTCTTGCCAAGTATTTCGTTAATCTCAGCAAAGCTTTTTCCCTCCGACTTAAGTTTGGCGTACTGCCCAAGTATTTTTTGAAGATTTATACTAAGAAGTGTTATCTTCTTATTTACATCTTCGAATGATTGCTCTTTAGCCATTGTAACCTTTTATATTTGGTTGTTACTTATTGAAATATACTAATTACTTTGTTGATTGACTCAACACCTAGGTCCTGTAACCACAATTCGTTAAACTCTTCTAGTCCTGATAAAATCGCAAATTCAGCACGGAGGTTAATCGTTGGGTTTACCAAGAATGGACTTCTGTTCTTTAGTATTTGTTTTTTGTTGATGGAGCGAGCTATCACAAACGCCAAACTAGCCCGCGCCTTTTTATTGGATAGTGGGTAGAGGTATGTCTGGCCCTTGCCATTACTTTTTTTATAGTTTGGTCCATTCTCGTTCTTCCAAGTCCCATTTTTCACCTTTGCGAATATCCAGCTCTCAATAGCCCTAGCGCTTACGTTTATATTTTTATCTTTGACAGCGCCTAGTGTTTTTTCTACTCTGCCAGCGTAGCTTGGTTCCGACACCTTGTTTACAAACCTAACAACAACATTTTCTATAATGTCAATGTCTTTGTTAATCTTATAAGAAATACTAAGGTTTTTAGCTAGGTCCCTTCTTAGGATTGCCTGAGACAATGTGCCAGTGTATACCTGATTGTTTTTTTGCAATATGTCAACCATCGCCTCATTAAGTCCAGAAGACCTTAATTTGCGAATGAGTATTGCCCTTAGCTGACCGCCTTGCCTTCTGGCGCTCATTATTTGATAAAGTTGAAGGTAGTCGACTCGTATGTTACTGGGTCAATATTTTCAACATATTTATTCCCAGTTGCATCTTGCTGCCAAATCCTTACCGAAAGAGTTCCGCTTGTCGCGAAGTATTGGTCAATGTCTTGATTTATTACAACTGTCGTACTTCCAGACACTGGTGTCTCAATGATATGAACCTCATCATTTGTGCTTGAAATCTCAACTAATAAGTCAAGCCCAATGGTTGTATTTATAATGCTTGCTGAAAAGTTGCCAGATGGCTGTTCCTGCGTTGCAAATATAATTCCTGCGTTAGCAACGTAGAAAGTTCCAATGGCCCCACTCTCGGTTTCAAAGAATAAGCTCTGCTGATTCTGAACGTAGGTGGAGTTTAGCGAGTAGTCTGTGCAGGCAATGTTTTTGTCAAAGTCAACTGAGAATGTGCAAATAGCTGCCGTTAGGTTATAATCTCCACTTGGAGATTGAGCCATATTGATTTCATCAAACTCCACATCGTTGTCAAGGCTCAAGATGAAGTCCTGAACCTGACCAACAACAAAAATGTTTTCCTGGGTGGATATTACCAAAGAGTCTTGGTCATCAGACAGACACTTGTCAACTACAAACAGAGCGAATGTTACGGTGTTTGTGTTGTTCCTGTGTGAGATGTTGCTTGACTCTATTGAGATAAAAAGCGACCTTGCGTCAACATTTATGGTATCGACCTCTTCGATGGAACCGATAATATTGAATTTCTCAATCATCCGATGCCCCTCGACAAAGCCCTTGATTTGCTTATAAAAATCGAAAAGAGTGGTCATTAATGCTTTTGTTAATTTACAAATTATCGCCTACGGGCCTCTTCTGCTCTGCGCTGCTCTTCTTGCCTTCTTGCGAGTTGAACCCTGTAAGCCATCTCGACTAGAACATCAGACATCTTCATATCGTAAACAAATTCAAACTTGGTTAGGTCTTCGTTTGCAAGTGAGCGAACAATGGAATACCAAAACCAACGCTCGTTAAATGTATCTGGCTCTTCATCCTCTTCTTCCTCTTCACCCTCTACTGGTTCAATCTTGTTGTATATGACACCATCAAATTTAGTGAATAGGACATAGTCTCTGTTTTTCATCATACTTAATATGATGTGTGAAACGGCTAGTGCATCCTCATCGAATATCAAAGAAATTAAATACTCTTCTTTCTCTTGGTCGGTGTTGTCAAAGTCGAGCTCATCTTTCGGCCTTATTACTATGCTCGCTATTCTCGCCTCATCGAAGTCAGCCTTGATTGCATACTCCAATAAAATAAATTGCGTTAGAGACATCTTCGTGATGTCAGTGTACACCTTATACCGTTCGGCTATAGAAGATGCGTCTATGGACTTAAAACGGCTATCCTCGAAGGATTCTGATGCTCGTATTACATCTATCTTTTCAACCGCAGATATTTCCTGTAGGAATTTCTCCAGTTCATCCTTCCTTGCGGCTTCCGCCATTTTAAGCTTTAGTCCGAATTTCATAAGAACATTGTTACTCCACCATCCTGCTCTTTGTACGCACACCACGCACCTATAGCCAAAGACATCACCATATCATCGTGCTTGCCCATAGAGTTTGAGAACTGCATATTTCCGGTAATTGGGTTCCTTTTGCTCTTGAAGTCGTAAAGCTCCTTTATCAGGTCAAGGTTATCTGGGATGGTAATCTTCTTGTCCTCAAACAGCTTTATAAGATTTTTTATAATCTCCGGCTTTGTCTGTCCTGTAGTGTGAAACGGCAGCATCTTATACATCCTCTCATCATCGGTAATCTCATCAAACAGCAGGTCGTTGTTGTTGACCTCAAAGTAGCAAGCCATTAGATGCTCATCGTGCTTCAGATAGAAGTCCTTGATGCGATTCT